GGTCTGGTTCCCTGTGGTGGACCACCATTTGCCTGTCCTCTCCGTACTTCAATTCGCAGATAGTAGACGTACTACTCATGTGAGCCACAGGCAGGATGTCGTCTCCAAGCAGGCAAAGGTTGGTATAAAAATTACTCATCAAGGGGGACTTTACTTCGATAGGCACTCAGCACAGCGGGTGCTGGGTCTAGTATAGTCATAATGTCCGTGGATGTCAAGAAAATAAACCTCTGAGTAGTGTGAAGAGGATACTCATCTAGGACTCCACCCTCACCCACTGTGAAAACATCTTCCAGGAGGAGGCTGGGCTCCTCATCCATCTCAGTAAGTTTGCCGAGAAGGTATGTATTAGGACTGTTTTTCAGTATCAGTAGTTTGATCATCTTTAGGTGCTTGCGAGGGGACGAATGGATCTCTGGATCTATTTTTGATGACAATAAAGGCATCTTTATTGTACTTACGGGTGCCTTTTACAGGTGCCCACTTGGTGCCTGCTCCATCAATCTCATAGACTGAAGTGCCACCAATCTCCACATGGATGTCATCATTACGAACGTCCCATCCAAGGGCAGTGACTGTTTCAGCGAGGTATTCTTCGGTATATCTCATGGGTTAATCTGCCTCATTTCTTCGTCTTCGGTGTCAATATAAACTGACATCGGATCCTTAGGTTGGAATTTCTTCAGTGCTGCTTGATAACTATCCAAGACGCTATCGTGAGGAGTGCCAAGAGAAACTACAGAGATTACAGATACAATACTATTACCAACTGTCAATGGAGACCATGGATAGAGTTTAATTTCTACATCACTGAGGTCCATCTCATCCTCTTCCAACTCTTCACCCTCAAATTCAAACAACTTCTCCTGTGGTTGTTGAATAACCAGAGAGTATGGTTGTGAGAATTGATATGCAAGAGGTGCAACAGATTCTTCAGATGCTCTCACCTCTTTAATGTCAGCGATTACGTCCTCGCCGCTTTGCATTCTTGCGATTTTTACGGTCATAGTCTTTCTGCATTAGATTTTCATAAGTGTACTTTACCATGTCGGTAAAGGCACGTCTTGCTCCGATATTCTTTTCCTCAGCAAGGACATGGACATACTGCATAAACAGATCCATATCTTCAGGGGGAATATCTAGAGTGAGTGTCTCACTCTTTTCTGTGTATGCTGGACACAGATTTACATACATGTTCATGTTTGCCTCCAAACAAAAAGAGACCCTCACGGGGGTCTCTTCAGTTGCATATTATATATCAATAATCGTCGAGGTAACTTTGACAAGTGTCAGAGTTTTTCTTACACCAGTTTCTGACATAAGAATCTGCATCGACTTCCATAATGTAATGGGCATGGTTGTGTGCCAGTCCTATCACGATCAAGAATCCTACCAACAGCAGATTAAACAGACTCACTGGGTGGGTCATCACTCGGAGGAGCTTCATCAGAAATATCATAGACTTTCAGTTTCTGGTGGTCAGGAATGATCTTCCGTAAGTTTACCACAAGCATACCGTTCTTGAAGTCCACTGTGGTGACTTCCACATCATCCGACAAGTTGAAACCTCTAGCGAAGGTGCGAGTAGACACCCCACGGTGTAGATACTCTTCCTCTCCCTTTGCCTTCGCTGTCTTGGACCTGACTAGGAGGACGTTGCTCTCCGTGCTTACCTCAATTTCGTCCTTGTCCCAGCCAGCAAGTGCCATTTCGATCCTCCACTTAACCTCAGATTCTTTCACGAGGTTGTAAGGGGGATACGCTTCGTTGACTGATCCCATTCCATAGGAATGCAGTCGGTAAAAAATGTCGTCTAGTCCGACACTATATCTTTCTGCAGCATCTACGATCGCACCAAGATCTTTGCTGCCAAACTTACGCAGTCCAGTCATTGTACTTCTCCTTAAAAAGCGAGATTAGATTGTGTGGTCCCCGAAGGCAACCACTGTTATTTAGAGAAAAGCGGTCAAACTTTAATAAGAGAAAACCGTATTAAAACTTTCGGTTTTCCGCAGTCACATTTCATGAGCATATGATTTTGCTAAATAGCTATGGATCCAAATCTATGAGATGGCATGAAAAAACTCTTACCTCTCGTAATGCTTCTGATGACCGCAGGTGCAGCAAATGCTGGCGGACTTGTTACGAAACACGCTTCTAGTACTCAACTGACTGTTGATGCTGCTCGCTCTACTGCTAGCAGACTTGGACACACCTTCACCACTTCTGGCAGTGGCGTAAGCACCACTGATGGCACCACTTCGGGTGTTGTTGGTAACGGTGTGCTGATGACCAGCGATGGTTTCACTGGTGCTTCTAGTGTTGTTACTGCTTCTCAGGCAACCTCTGGCAATGCATTCTCCTACAGTGCTTCTTATACCCAAGGCGATGCTATTCCTGCCGCTGCTGCTACCGTAGGTGCTATTCCTAACTTCGGTTCGGTTACTTCTTACACAGCTGGAAGTGCTGGTTCTCTGGCAGGTACAGTCACAAGTGGTCATGCTATTACTCTGACTGCTGGTGGTGCAGGTACATCTGCTACAGGACAGTTTGTAACAGAGATCACCGTTATCGATTGATGAGCCATGAAGACTTCAGTCATCTGGTTTGTCCTGTCTGTGGTGGGTGTAAGTGCCACACTTGCTCCTGCCCAGGCGGTCCCCGTGGTCCCAAACTTCACACAGGGCTCAATGACGAGCCACACGGAGACAACATCAAAGATAACCGAGACCATCAATTCGATGGACTATTCAACTGGTTATCAATATTCAGCAACAGGATCTGGCGTAACCGCTAGTGGCAACCTGTCTCCTACGACAGGAAGCAACAATGTAACTATTAACGGAGTGACATCATCATGGACAGGAGTAACAGGCAAACCAACATTCACTCAGACAACACCAGGAGCAGCGTTTCAATTCACAGAAACTCTGAGTGCTCCAGGTCTCCAGAATCACACGATTATTCAAAGGGTGACAGAGGTTACAAGCGTAACCGACACTACAAGTATCTTCCAGCAATAATTGCACTCTTCGTAGCAGCACCAGTCAATGCAGAAACTGTTGGTGGTGTTAGTGCAACTGCATCCCCCGTCGCGAATAGCTCTGGCTCAGTGACGAACCAAGCTATCCAGGTTTTACAAGGTCCATATATCACTAATACTTACGGGGGAGGGATCCAGTGTCAAGGACCCACTAGAAACTTCACCCCGTATGTAACAGGTACTGCTTCTGCTTCAAAACCATACGAGCCATATTATATGGACCCTGTATATGATGTTAGTGATAATAGGGGTGCTTTCGATGCGGACGGTAACGAAATTGGGGATGGTCTTATTGACAACCCAGGCGACATTCAATTCTATAAAAGAACTAGGACAGGTCAAAAAGATAACTACAGTCTAGGTCTTGGTTTCTCTATGACATGGAGTACACCTACCGATAAGAAACTGCAGGAGTTGTGTAAGGAAGCAGCAGCATCTAACATCGCATTGATGAATCAAGCACATGCCAATAAGAGGCTTGACTTTGAGATTGCGAGACTCAAGAATTGTGGCGAGCTAATGCAAAAAGGTATTATGTTTAGACCAGGCACAGAGATGGCAAAGATTTGTGCTGATGTGATGGTAGTTGGTAAAAACTATATTCCACCACACCGTCATACTATTCCTTCCCCTTCAACTTCCGAATCGCGTGTGAGCGGATCCGCTGCTGATCTCGGCGGTCCTTTACGCTCTCGATAGGAGTTTGCTTTCCTCGGATTGCTGCAATCTTTTTAATTACTTTCTTAACCGTTGGTTTGACTGCTTTCAATAGCAGATCTGCCAGCGGTTTTGCCATCAGTGCTGATGTTGTCGCAATGACAGCAATACCACCCGTAGTTGTGATAGCTCCTGCACTTGGAATTGCTTGGATGATCTGGTCTGGGATCTTGATATCTTCTTTGACTGGTATACATTCCTTTCCGACCAGTCTATATTCGATGATCTTCTTAGTGCCATTCTCTACTAATGTACCTACAGGCTCTTTAAGTTTTTGTGCTTCTGTTGGACAGTTTATAGTGACTGCTTTATCTGTCTTTGGAGTTGCAGCAGGTGGTGCAACCTCAGGTTGCTCTGGTGGTGCTACCTTAGGTATTGGTGCCTCATATTCAAACTCCAGTTTGTCCTTGTTATAATCCAAGGGATTGAATGATGGCATACCAGCATCACAGAATGTCCTGACACCCTTAGGATCATCTTCACTAAGGATGCCACTTTTCTCTCTGGAAGTATTCTGCTCATGTGCCTCTACACATCCAGGCATGTCAACAATAGGTACACCAACCTGCTCTGTGATTGGTGGAGCAACGAATATAGCATTCGGATTAGTTGTCCATCCTGGTGGTTGATAAACCCGAATATCAGGTATATTCACATCATCAATAGCAATATCTTCAATCATCAGCAATCATTAAAGACACTACCTACTTCGGATCCGATAGTCTCACCCACTTGCTTACCAAGTAGAAGTGCCCAACCACCTGCCAACCATCCAACGTAGGGGATACTAGCAAGGGCAGGTGCTGCTAAACCACTAGCGAGTGCTGTCCCTGCCATTGCACCTTGTGACCGTGCTCCAGCGTCCGCGATCAAACACTCTACGTCTTTCGCAGACTTTCCCTCCTCTGTAGTCGCACCTCCCATGTTTCTAGTGCCGTCCATGGTGTATTGGTCGCGACGATATTCATTTCTTCTCTCAGATCCACCACCAAAGAATCCTTTCTTATGCTTGTCTAACTCTAGAGATCTTTCAGATTCTAATACTTTGGGATCATTAGCACGGTATTCGATCTCATAACCGTCTTTACCTGCCTTGATCTTATATGATGAGTATGGACCCCGAGGAAGGTTGAATACAGGTGGTTGTTGTACTTCCTCGGGTTGTTGTCTGACTACATATCCCAGCAAACCTATGTGAGAAATAGCAAAAAGAGTCCCAGCAATGAGTGCTACCTTTTTAAGAGTGGAAGGTTTCTTCTCCTCTACAGGAAAGTAATCGCCTGATTGCTCTTTCTTGCTATTAAACATGGTTAGAATGGGATAGCGGGACCTGTTACCTCTGGCACCTCAGGTACAGCAGAGTCTAGGAGACCTGGGAGTGCATCTGTGACGCCTTCCGTGATGATCTCAGTCAACCTCTCCCGTGCTTCACGTTGCCAGGCTTCTTGATTCATAAGTACGTAACCGCTACCAGCGATCAGAGCCAAGGAGGTCAGACCAGACAGCAGCGCGATAACGTTAATCAACTTTTGCATCTTTCTTCTCTTCTTTTACATCTTTTTCTTCTTTCTTTTTCGCGGTCTGGACCCCGAAAGTAGCTAGCGTTCCTGTAAAAACGCTGGCTATGAAAGTTGGATCGATTTGTCTCTGAGGAATGCCAGGAACTGTTACATAATTCAGGGTCAGAATTGCTGCTGACCAAGATAGAATAATAACTCGGACAAGAGTTGCTACACCCTCATCAGCCCATTCAAATCGCTCTTTCTTGGACTCCTCCTTTGCAGGAGTTTGTGCCATTTTTATACTTCAGCGGTTTGTTTTTTCTTTCCGATATTATATTTGGACTCAAGTGTCCAGTCACCTTTATCCTTAAAGGACAAAACTTTGATTTGATTCAACGGAGCAAGATCTGCAACTTCCTCTTCTCTAGCGATGTCAATTAGACCCCAGTCGGATAGGAGTTTTGCGATACGATTGCGACGTTGCACGTCATTCTCAGTGATGTTTGTGGGTTTACCATCGAGTGCAAACAATTCCTTAAAGTGGACAACGTAGTACTTGCCCCTCTTGTGCAGAATGTGACAGGATTGATATAGTTTTCTTTCTTTTCTTGACGCTACTCCGATACGAGTCAGAGTTTCACGCACTTTGAGAAAGTCATCAGGCTCTCTAAGGGTAACCTCCAGCATCATCTCTTGAGACCAGGAGATCTCTTCACTCATCTTTTCCCTCCAGTATTCATCTTCGATTTAATTACGTCAATTTGCTCCTTAGTCAAGATTCTCATTGCCTGTTGAGCTTTCTCAGTGTTATACCCATAGTATTTTTTCACTATGTCAAGATCACTGTCCTTGGATTTTTTATCCCAAGGAGAAAACCTCTTGGATTTCCTAACACTATATAGGTAAAATGAATATTGAAGGTCGTTATCTAGATGCTGAGCACCATTCATGGTGTTAGCAAGCATCAGAGTATCCATATGATGCATCAGACATTTGTTGATGACATATGCAGGATACTTTGCCATTGCACGATCATTATCAGAAAGATCACCCTGCTTCAGATTGATGCTGTTGAGATAATCTTTGAGAGGGATTTCATACTCTTTCATAAAGTGCCTGCAGTGGAGATGATTCGGTAAAGTTTGTGACCAGTAACTCAGTCTTGAGTTTATTATCTGCTCGGTGCTTCATACCATAGGTGATACGAAACTCTTCTTGATTATACCCCTGGTATGCTTCCTTCAGGGAGTCATCGTTATTATATGTGACCAACCATTTGTTTGGAGATTGTCTACACACGTCAACAAACTTCTCATGATTGAAATTCTTATGCATCTCTGCATTAGTGCCATACAGATAACTGTTGATCATGTATGGTGGGTCTAGAAAACAGAAGACACCATCACCATCAGGCAAAAGTACATCAGCATAATCGTAGTTAGTAATCTCCCAGTGCTGAATAATCTCAGAGATCTTCTTCAGGTGCTTGGCACCACGAGTCGTGAAGTTTTGACGTGATGCTGTGGCAGAGAAAGAAGAGTTTTCAGTCAACCCGCTATAGCTACACTTATTAAGAATCCAAAAAAGGACAGCTTTGCGAAAAGAGTCTGCTTTGGAAATCTCATCTTTAGCAGAGAGGAATAACTCTTTCGCTTTTTCTTCCGTGCTGTTGTCTTCCTTAATCCCAACGAGGACATCAGAAAGGTTGTCGCCATCTTCTTGGAGTGTAACCCAGAAGTTGTAAAGGTATTCATACTTATCATTCACCCAAACAGGGATTTCAGGATACTTCTGTGAGAAAAGGAGAGCAACAGATCCCCCACCAATAAAAGGCTCGCGAAACTCCTTGATTCCCTTAGGAAACTTCTCAATTAACATAGGTGCTACCCTAGATTTACCACCTGGATAGCGCAAAGGTGTCTTCAAATACTTCATGAAAAAACAGCAGTGACGCCAATAATTTTGCAACCTGGGTTGCGTGCTTCAGCAATTATTCTAGCATGAGAATAGTCTCTTGCCTCAACAATTTCATCAAAAACCTTGCCTGCAACATACAATTGTACTTTTACTCTCATAGCACTTCAATGTTTAACTGCGGCATCTCCCAAGGACCAACGTTAATCTTACCTATGGGAAATACATTGAAAGAAATTGTCCATCTATCAAAGTTATCTAGTTGTCTTCCTGAGTAATGCTTCAACCATGAAGGGAAAAGAATTAGTTTACCAGGCTCAGCATCAATCTTTTCATTGATACCCCAGTCGGAAGTCATTTTATCGTGCATAAACACGTCTAAAGTGTCACTGGTCCTGGGTGTGCATGGGTCTTCAAAGTATGTAGGTGCTCCGTCAGTGATGTAATAGACAGCACTCAAATAAGACATAGGATGCCTATGAAGAGGGTGTCCAAATCCACTACCAGCAGGTGCAAAGTTAGACCACATCAAACTAATCTCAAACCCATCACAGTACAACTTATAGTTGTATCGATACTCAGCAAGACAGTCCCAGAAGAATTGCCTCAACTCCTGGACTGGACCTTCTTCGATCTTATGAAGGTCTGGTCTAGTAGTAAAGACTCCCTCTGGGACATTTGATTGCATTGCTGGATAGGTTGAAAGGAATTCAATCAACCTAGGATGTAGATCTTTATGATCTGGGTTGTGATATTCTCTCAATACCACAGGAAATAGATGTCTTTCAGTCCCCTGCATAGTCACTCAATTTCAATGGTCCAAGTTTTTTCCATCCATCAACCTCAAGGTTGACCATAGGTCTATTCCACCCACCTCTATTCACCTCACCAGAAGGGAAGGTGTTGAAGGCAATACTATATCTATCAACATCATCAGTGTTTGGATGACTAGCATGGATCATCCAACTAGGAAAGAGAATCAGTCCACCAGGACCACCGTGATAGAAGAGTACTCCATTGTTTTCGGTAGCAACTCCATCAATGTAGAAGGAGGACCAGTCACGTTGCCAGAGAGGGTCTAGGAAGACCGTAGGAGCACCCTGAGTGAGGTAAAAGATACCGCTGTAGTATGACATAGGATGCCTATGAGCATCGTGCCTGTGCCCCGTCTTTGCCAATGATCGGTTTGCCCATGCCTTATTGACAACCAAACGATCGCAGTTGAGTCCATTGTCAAAATGGACTGTATCTACACACTCCTGAAACCATGACATCAGAGGAGATAGGGACTCCTTCTTCTGAATATCACTGGTTGTCATGACACCTGCTTCACCATTAAACGACTTAAACTCTAGATCTTTGATAAGACCTAGAGAAGTGTCTAGAAGGAATTTATCACAGTGAAACTCATAGCATTCAACAGGGAAGAAATGTAGTTTCTGATATTCCTTTCTCATAGCACAAGTTTCTTGTTAGGGGGTGTCTCGATGATGCTAAACATCTGAGTATACTGATCAACAATCTCGTCTTGAGTGTCTGCCATATAGACAATATAGTCTTTTGGCACAGTTACTGGTGCATTGCGACCCTTGAGCAACGGTGCCCAAGGAGCAAACCCTAGAGTGCCCTGCCCATTAGGGATAGCAACAATAGGATTACAGAAGGTGAGACTGTCATCAGTCTCTTCGATCAGATCTAGCACAACATCTTCGCCAGACCGCATACGTACAAGTTTTACATTCATTTCAATTCACATCGCATCATTAACTCGGTTAGAAATGCCACCATGTTGATCTCTTGGTCAACAACGAAACCAGACTTATACTGATATTCGCTGATGATGAGCACTGCTTCAGGAATACTTTGTCCCTGGAAATAGTTATAAAGGTTATCGTAAACCTTTCTCATGATATCGGTCGGCTCATTATCGAGATTCTGAGTGACCCACTTCTTCATGTTGGTAAACTCTTTTTTACGAAGGTAACCAATCAGATTGGAAATCTGAATGTCATTGGATGCACCCAGAATACCAGTATCAATCTTACCACTAGAGGCATACCGTTGCAACTCATTGAGTGTGCGACGGAAGTCTGGGAAGTACTTTTGCACAACCTCAGCAACAACCTTTGGATCGTAGTCTACATTCTCACCATCAAGAATAGTCTTCACTCTTCCGAAGAATGAAGCAGCGATCTGCTGCTTTTCCTTACCTGTCTGAGTGAAGTCAACCACAGAGCACCGTGAGTGCAGTGGAGAGATGATTTTATTCTTGTAGTTGCAGGTAAAGATGAAGCGACAATTCTTCTGAAACTCTTCCATGCAAGCGCGAAGAAGGAGTTGGACATCAGGAGTGGTATTGTCTGCCTCATCAATAATAATTACCTTGTGTTTTGCTTCTGACGTAAGCGATACCGTCGATGCGAAGACCTTTGCTTGATTTCTGACTGTATCGAGAAACCGACCTTCATCAGATCCGTTAATAACCAGACAATCGGTGCCCAACTGTTTGCAAAGCGCCTTCGCGATCGTAGTCTTGCCAACACCAGCCGCGCCTGCAAGAAGAAGATTTGGAATTTCAGATTGCTCCAGAAATCCTTGGAAGATCTTCTTAGTGCTCTCGGGAAGAATGCATTCATCGATAGTTTGTGGACGATACTTTTCAACCCAGAGAAACAATTTGTTGGACATAATCAATTAGGCTCGAGTGCGATGAAGTAGTTGAGAGAAGAGTTGCTAAGAGAAGCAAAGTTGGCAATGTTTCGATTGCTGATCGTAACGTGGTAACTACCTTCCAACAGTTTCAGATTCTCAATCTTGAAACAGAAGCAGAAGTTACGTCGCTCTGCTGCATTCTCAGCGGGACGATCAAAGACAACCTTCTTAAGAGGCAGAGAGAAGACGTTAGAGGTCTCATTCTTCTTGTCTTTGACACAGATACTGTAAGTACCTTCATGACCATAGACACACAGATCTTCTACACCGTAGACCTTGGATGCTTGCATCAGTTGCTGCAGATCCTGTTGGGGAAGATCAAAGAAGATCTCACAATCGGGAAGGTCAGGATTAAACTCAGGGACCTTACCGATGATCTCAGGGTCACTGTAGTAGAAAGTGGTCTTACCCTTGGTGTCTTCATCATAGATAACAACCTTCTTGTTATCAGGGAAGAAAAGCATCGGTGTCTTGAAGAGGGACAGAGCACCAAGGAAGAGTGGCAGGTCATAGATTGCCATCTGCTCAGGGAATTCTTCACGGACCTGAGTGCCAGCAATGATATTCTTGTTGACCGAAATGGTTTCAACAAACTTGCCTGGATCGATCACAATAGACTTGTTGATTGAGCTGAAGTTACGCAGAATCTCAATAGTCTGCTTACTCAATTTCATGTTAAGGCGAGCGTCTTGTTGCATAATTACTGGTTGTAGGTTTCGGTAACGGAGTTTTTGTCATTGAAGTGCATCAAGAGGACAGCGTAGTGCATGATCTTCATGATGTCACGGCGGGCAGTGCCCTTCTTGTCATAACGTGATGCATATTTAAGGATGTTAGACCTACAAAATGCTTCACCATCACCACAAGACTCAATCAAATCAAGAGTTTGAATGCCATCATCACCAGCAGAATAGTGTTTACCATAGGTGCTGGTGATGTAGTCTTTCAACTCCTGAAGAATTGCTTCTTCATTGTATTTCATCATTATCGGACAGAGTATGTATAAAGGGTATCAAAGACCCAGAGGATTGTCAAGGACATCAACCTCAGCATCAATCTTATCATACAATTCAAGGAAAGATTGCTTGGTTTCGTCATCAAAACGATTCAGACAAACCTTGATTGCCTTGACGCGATCTGAGAAGATGCTGTAGGCACGGATAATGTGGACAAGACGACGGGTAGAGATTACCTCATCAACACCACCATCCGCAAAAGTCTTACGAATGATCTCTGCCCAGGTGCAGAGGTTGGTGATGTACTTGTCATCGCAGCAATCCAACTCAGAGCAGTAATTGTTGAGCATCTTTGCCTCAGTGGCGGGTTTGGGATACTCTTGCTCGAAGGTGATCGGGAAACGCTCAAGGAATGCTTCGTTGAGCACGTTGGTGCCGATGAAGCGACCGTCTTCGCTACCCTTACCCTTGGTATTTGCAGTGGCAACTACAGTGAAACCAGCAGCAGGTTGGACATACTTACCGATCTTCTTCAGGAAGACACCCTTGCCCTCAAGAATAGACTGGAGACAGAGGATTTTGTTGGATGCCAGATCGATCTCATCCAGAAGGAGGACAGCACCTCGCTCAAGAGCTTCAATGACAGGACCATTGTGCCACACAGTATTACCGTCAACCAGACGGAAACCGCCAATAAGATCGTCTTCATCAGTTTCGATAGTAATGTTGACTCGAATCAACTCACGTCCTGCTGTAGCACATGCTTGCTCCACACCAAAGGTCTTACCGTTGCCAGAGAGACCAGTGATAAAGATCGGGTAGT